TATGATGCAAATGTATGGGTAGTTGGGGATTATATTATAAAAGCAGTATTAAATTATGACCCATTAGGTGAAAAACCATATTGCAAAACTTCTTTTATTAAAACTCCAGGATCATTCTGGGGTAAGGGAATACCGGAAGTTATAGAAGATTTACAAAATATATGTAATGCATCAGCAAGAGCATTAGTTAATAACATGGGAATTTCTTCAGGTCCACAAGTTGAAGTGAATCTAGAACGTATACCTCCTAATGAAGATATAACACAAATGCACCCTTGGAAAATATGGCAGGTTACAAATGATCCATTAGGGTCAAGTTCTCCTGCGGTTAAATTTACTCAGCCAGATGATAATGCAACTACATTAATGGCTGTATATGAAAAATTTAGTACTTTAGCTGATGACCACTCGGGGATACCATCCTACGTATCAGGTGACATTAATGTAAAGGGGGCCGGACGTACAGCATCTGGGCTATCTATGCTAATGGGATCTGCCGGTAAAGGTATACGTCAAGTAGTTATGCATATTGATTCTGATGTTATTAAACCTGTTGTAAATAGACAGTTTATTTACAACATGCGATATGATGAAGATCAAAGTATTAAGGGAGACTTACAGGTTATCCCACGCGGAGCAATTAACTTAGCTGTTAAAGAAACAGTTAATGTCCGCAGAATTGAATTTCTTAACGCAACTGCTAATGAGATTGACATGGAGATCATCGGTAAAGATGGTCGTGCTGCACTCTTACGTGAAGTTGCAAAAAGTTTACAAATGCCTGTTGATCAAATTGTACCATCTCGGGAACAACTCGGGTTTGAAGCTAGGGAAGAAACTAAAATGGCAATGCAGCAAATGCAACAACCACAGCAAGCTACACCTACACAACCAGACGGGAGTCCCAAAGGCGGTATGGATGGCAACACAGTAAGTAATAGAGATACTGGAGGTGGAGGTTGATTAGACCTGAACCACATATTATCCATGCTTTAGCAGTAACGGTAAGGCAACATCCTGAACTCCTTGATTGGCTGCAGGAATGGCATGACCATGAATTAAAGCAATTACCTAACGTAACAACAAATGTGGCACTTGCTCAGGGGCGGTGTCAAATTTTAGGTGAACTCGTAAGAGTCACAAAAGAGTCCCCTGAAGTAGCAGCAAAGTCTATAAAGGCAGCTGTTTAACGCACACCGATAGGAGCGTATTATGTCAACATTACCAAAGCAAGTTCAAAAGCAATCTGAGGCAGTACAAGAGTTATATAAAGAACTTAATAAAGATCAAGAACAGGCACAGGATAAAAGTGCCGATGTTGGAGTATCTGTAGAAGAAAATGCCGACAGTGTAGAAGAGCAAGCAGTTCAGTCTGAGCCACAAGAGCAAGTGGCTGCAGAGAACCAAGAAAACGAAACAGTTGAACAAAGATATAAGACCTTACAAGGTATGTATAATGCAGAAGTCCCAAGGCTACATGCTGACAAACGGGATTTGTCTAACCGGGTAAGTCAACTTGAACAATTACTTTCAACTATGCAACAACAACCAGAAAAAATAGAAAAACCTATATCTGAAGAACCTGCACCTAAATTAGTAACAGATGCAGATGTAGCAGAGTATGGTGAATCTATTGAGGTTATGAGGCGTGTAAGTAAAGAAGAAACTTTAGTAGCACAAAAAAAGCTTGAAGCTTTAGAAAAACAAATAGAATCTTTACAATCTAATGTTATACCTAGAGTAGAACAAGTTGCTGCTAGTCAAGTTAAAACCTCGGAACAGGCTTTTTGGTCTGAATTATCTACGACTGTACCAGATTGGAGAGATACAAACGGTAACCAAGATTTTCAAAATTGGTTACTAGAGATTGATCCTTTAACTGGAATTAGTAGACAAACTTATTTAGAAGATGCACAGCGTAATCTAGATGTAGGAAGAGTCTCTAATTTTTTTAATGCTTGGAAAGAAAATAATGGTGGTGTGTCTAATGCTCAGTCAAATCGGAAGGCTCAATCTTCTGCCGAATTAGAACGTCAGGTTTCTCCAGGTAAAGGTAAATCAACTGGTAAACCACAATCTAATTCTAGTAAAACTTATTCTCCTAACGATATAAAATCATTTTTTGATGATGTACGTATAGGTAATTATAAGGGTAAAGAAGAAGAGCGTGACCGAATAGAACGCGACATTTTTGCTGCACAGCGAGAAGGTCGTATTGTCACGGCAACAACTTAAACAGGAGGCCTAAATGGCATTCGCAACTTCACCGGGACACCCTACGTATTCCGGAAATTTTATACCTGAAATTTGGTCAGGGAAGTTGGTTGAAAACTTTTACGATGCAACCGTATTGGGCGCAATCGCAAATACTACATATGAAGGCGAGATTAAAAACATGGGTGACACGGTTAATATCCGTACTACCCCTGATATTACTCTCCGTACATATGTAAAGGGTCAATCTTTAACGGTTGAAAACCCTAATAAAGCCAAACTCCAACTTCTAATCGACAAAGGCGAATACTTCGCTTGTGTTGAAGATGATGTTGACCAAGTTCAATCAGATGTAAATATGATGGATCAATGGTCTAAAGACGCTTCAGAGCGTATGAAGATTAAAATTGATACTCGTATTTTAGCTGATGTTTTAGCAGATGTTTCATCTGACAACAAAGGAGCTACCGCAGGACGAATCACCGATAATAATTTAGGTGTGACTAGTTCTCCAATAGCTATGACTACAAGCAATGTTATCGGCAAGATCGTTGACTTAGGTACTGTATTAGATGAAGCAAACTGCCCTGAATCAGATCGTTGGTTAGTTATCCCAGCTAAATTTGCTGGTTTAATTAAACAATCTGATTTAAAAGACGCATCTATTACAGGTGATGGACAATCTCCATTACGTAATGGACGTCTCGGCATGATCGACCGTTTTACGGTTTATGTTAGTCACAATATATCTTTATCAAGTTCTGAATTTAGTGTATTGGCTGGACATAAAATGGGAATCACATTCGCATCTCAGATGACGAATATGGAAACCATTCGATCAGAAACAACTTTTGGTGATATTATCCGCGGCCTGCAAGTTTATGGCTTCAAGGTAGTAAAACCTGAAGCCCTTGCAACTTTAGTTTGTACACTATAACCCAGGAGGAATAAGATATGGCAGCATATACAGACACCGTTGGGTTTAACAAAGGTTCAGCGGCTTTAAGTTCTAACAAAGGTTTACATAAAACTTCTTTAGTTGAAGTAGATCTTAATTTTGTAACAATAACTGCAGATCGTGCAGCAGCGAGTCTTTCGGCTTTAGCTGCTACTGACACTTTACAGATTATCCAAGTTCCAGCTAAGACATTTGTTATAGCTGTTGGTATTGATGTTACTACGGCTGATGGCACTGCCAGCACCGTTGACATTGGTACAACTGGTGGTGATCCAGATGGCTTTATTAATGGTCATGATTGTAATGCAGTCGGTTCAGCGGTATCTACCAACAACACACTTGTTGAAGGTACACCTAATACTTTTGAACCAGCATTCGGTAATGGACATTACTTTGCCACTGCTGACACAATTGATATGTTATTCATCACTGCTCCGCAGGATGCATCAGTCATGCGTGTTTGGGCGTTAATGGTAGACGTTTCAGGCGGTGCTTCGTAGTAGTTATTAATTAGTAACCCGTAGGGGGCGTCAAAACCCCCTACACTTTTAAAAGGAAATATTATGTCACAACGAATAGATCATAGGGGTATAGCAGTTGATGATGAAAGATGGCTGCGTAATAAAAAGGATGGTGAAATATATGGCTGGAATGAAATTATTGCAGAAAATCCTAATGTTGAAGAAGTAACTAAGGAAGAAGCATTCCCAGAAAAGTTTGTGCCCAAAGCACAGAAAAAAAGAAAACCAATATTAAGTCTTAAAACTAAAGATGTGCCTAAAGCACCACCTCGTACTATACCTGAGTTAAGTGAGGAAGCATCTAAGGGATTACCTAAGTGACCCCAGCTACTATAGTTACAGAGGTAAGACGATTACTACAAGATTCAGCTACTACACAAAGATATTCTGATACTGTTCTTATAGGATTTGTGAACCAAACTTTAAAGCGTATAGCTTTATTAAGACCAGATTTATTTGCTAGGCAAACTACAATGACTTGTGAAACTAATGCTGTAGTACAGTCTGCTCCAAATGATTCTTATCGTATGATGGATGTATTTTCAGTTGTTAGTGGTGCTGGCGTAACAGAAACAACAAGAGAACAATTAGATCATGCCCGACCAACTTGGGTAAGTGATACTGCAGCTGCTACTGAAAACTGGATGAGACATTTACGGAACCCAAATAAATTTTTTATATATCCTAAATCCCCAGCTGGGCAACAATTAAATATTGAATATGCGCAAACACCAATAGATTATGCATCTGGGGATACAATACTTTTTATTCCAGAAACTTATTTCCCGTCAATTGTAGATGGAACTATATTTTTAGCTGAGTCTATAGATAATGAGCATGTTAGTTCGGGACGAGCTAAATTGTTTTATGATAATTTTATACAAGGATTAACAGCTAATACATCTAATAGATTAATAGCTGATAGTGAATCTGCTGGTGAAAACCCCAAAGATATTATTAGTGGACCGTATGGAAAGGTAAAACGATATGGCTGATAGAACATTTACAGATTTAGTAACAAGAGTAACTCCTAGCGTACCCGGATGTCCTCAAGTTGTAGTTGAAGAACATTTACGTAATTCAGCTATAGAGGCATGTGAGCGTACATTAGCTTTTAGATTTGAGCAACCTACTATTAGATTAACATCAGGTGTTGCAGAATATAACTATGAGACTCCTTCACAAACAGAAGTTCATGCTATTTTAACCGCACGTGTAAATGATAACCAGATAAAACCAGTAACTCTAGAACAATTACATGACTTATATCCTAAGTGGCCAGATAATGGTGCTGATGAATTAGCTGATCCTAGATTTGTAACACAACTTGATCCAGATAATTTTGCTTTAGCTCCTATACCTGATAGTACTACAACATATAATGTTGATATGTTATTAGCTTTAAAGCCTTTAAGAACTGCTACAGATATGGATAAAACTGTATTAGACGAATTAGAAGATGTAGTTGTACATGGAGCATTACAACAACTACTAGTATTACCAGAAAAATCATGGAGTGATAGAGAACTTGCAGCATATCATGCAAAACAATTTCTTTTTAAACTCTCAGAACGTAGAGCACGAACTAACTTAGGAGCAGGTAGAGCGTCTATGAGTATACAAATGAGGCCACTAGCGTGAGGTAATTATGGCAGACGTTATTAAAGTAGTAAAAGGAGATGAAAAACCGGATGTAACATTAAGTTTAACAGATGATGTTTCTGGTGCTGTTATAGATTTAAGCGCTGGCTCTACTGTAGTTACTATAAAATTTAGGTTAGCTGGATCAACTGCTACAGCATCTACTATATCTACAACAAAAATAGGTGGTGGGACAGGAGGCCAAGTATCTTTTAACTTTGGTAGCGGGATATTAGATGTAGATCCTGGAATGTATGAAGGACAAATACAAGTTGCTTTTGGTTCAGATATACAAACTGCTTTTGATTTACTTAAATTTAGAGTTGCAGATAAAATCACATGATTAGAGCATCACATACTGTTACAGGATCTATTGCGGTTGCAGTTGTTGCAGCTGGTATAATAGGTACACCATCAACTCCTATAATAAAACATACTAATAGTTTTACACATTTTGTACCTAGTGTAAGTGTATTAGCGCCTACTGAATTTTTCGGTGGTGAAGTAGAAGTTGCAGATACTAAATATAATGACGTAGTTTATACTATAACTAAACCATTAGCAGATACTGCTACATTTAGTGAAGTTCCAGCATTTGCTTTTACAAGAGCTGCGTTTACAGATTCAGTAACTATTACAGAAGCTAAAGTTATAGCTACTACATCTATAGTAGATATTGATTTAAGTGACCCAGATGTAGATACAGACCCGGTTACAATATCAGAATCTTCTGTTCTTACTATACAACCTGTTTTTAGTGAAGGATTTTCTGCGTCTGAAACACCAGCATTTACTTTTTCAAAGGGTATGCCTGGGGGTTCAATAGCTCTTAGTGAAGCTGCAGTTCATGCTTTTACTAAAGTAGAAACAGATTCAATAGCTCTTAGTGAAGCTGCAGTTCATGCTTTTACTAAAGTAGAAACAGATTCAACAACTCCTAGTGAAGCTTTTAGTGTTACATATTTATACACAGATACTTCTGATAGGACAATTAATGGGCATTATTTTAATGAAACCCCTATACGATAACGAGGAAATATAAATGATTAAAGATAATCTTAATACATTAGGCGAACTTAGACTCGTCTTAAGGAATGAGAAAGGGGAAGTAAAAAAAGATATTACTGTCCCTAATATTATAACTACAGCTGGTAAAACTCATATAGCTTCACGTATGGAGGATGCATCAGCAACTGCGATGTCTCATATGGAACTAGGGACTGGTACAACTACCCCAGCTGCTGGCGATACAACATTAGAAACTATAGTAAGTGGTAGTCGTACAGCCTTAACTTCATGGACTGCGAGTACAAATACTGTAACTGCAGCTTGTACTTTTGGAGCTAGTGTTGGAACAGGAGCACTTACTGAAGCAGGTGTTCTTAATGCTTCTTCAGGCGGTACTTTATTAGCGCATACAACATTTTCGGTAATTAACAAGGCAGCAGCTGATTCACTTACAGTTAGCTGGACTATTACAATCAGTTAGAGGATAAAAATATGACTGTCCAATTTAAAAATAACGCTTTTAGTACTCTGGCTGCAGGTATTAATGACTCAGTTACAACTTTAGCAGTAGCTTCAGGTCATGGAGCGAGATTTCCAACTATAGCTAGTCCTCAATATTTTTATGTTACTCTTATTGATGCATCCAATAATTTAGAAATTGTTAAAGTTACAGCTAGAAGTTCAGATACTTTCACAATAGTTAGGAACCAAGAATCATCGGGCGCTAAAGCATTTTCTACAGATGATCGTGTTGAACTACGATTAACTGCGCAAGGTTTAAATGATATCGCAGCAGAAGTATTTCTAGATGATGAGTTTAAAATACAGGATGATAGTGATATTACTAAGCAATTAGCATTTCAGTGTTCTGGAATAACTAGTGGTCAAACAAGAACTGTAACTGCACAAGATTTAAATCTTACTATGGCTGGAATAAATGTAGCACAAACTTTTACAGCAGCGCAACGTGGTACAGTAACAGATATAGGTAGTCAAAGTACTACAGTTACAGTTAATTTAGATACTACTAATAATCATAAAGTTACATTAACAGGTAACGCTGCGTTTGCATCTCCAACAGGTTTAGACTCAGATGCCATTGGACAAAGTGGAAGTATATTTATAACACAAGATGGTACAGGCTCA